AATCAAAAAATATTAACTTCTTTTCATAAGAAAAAACCCAAGGTTTACTCTTTAACTTGCAGGGCGTGCTGTTCCAAAAGAACGAAAATTAATTATTTAAAAAACAAATCACATTATTTAAATTACCATAATAAATACCGGCTTAGAAACGCGAAAAAGATTAAATCGAAATACGATAAAGACTACCAAAAGAAACGCAATAGAGAATACTACGTAAAGAATAAGAAGAGGTTAAACAAAAAGAGAAACGAAGACTTTAAGAAAAGAAGGTCTATAGACCCATGTTTTAAAATTAAATGTTATTTAAGGAATCGCATTGGCTTCGTATTAAAGAGATCTGGCGAGTCGAAAAAAGATAAGTCTATGGATTTCATCGGCTGTTCAGTTTCTGAACTTAAAAAGCGTCTCGAGAATAAATTCTTGCCAGGAATGACGTGGGATAATTATGGAAAATGGCACGTAGACCATATTAAACCGTGTGCGTCTTTCGATTTGTCTGATGAAAATCAACAAAAAGAGTGCTTTAGTTACGCTAATCTTCAGCCATTGTGGGCGTGCGACAATCTAAGGAAGGGAGATCGATGGTAACTAAATGCAAAATATGTAATGAAGAGGCTGTCGAGGACTCTCATTTTTGGAAAGCTCATAAGATTCGAGCCATAAGTTATTTTCAAACTTACGAGCCACGTTACGACATGTATGATGGTAAGATAATTAATTTCAGACACAAAGAACAATACCTTAATACTGATTTTAATTCCAGAGAGACATTGAGGATGTGGGTAAAGTCCAATATCAAAGAAGTAGTTCGTGATTACATTTATAGCATCTTAATCAAGAGAAAAGAGAAGAAGGAGCTAACTTACACCCCTTCCCAAGTTGAATTAAGATCTTTAGTCATGCCCCCGATTTCTACTTACAACGAAATCTTCGATGATTACTATGATCTATGCGAGCGATTGGGCTTTAAGAATAAGTATGATAACTTTTCAGACATTATACCTGGTTTCATTTATGACGACTCTTATAAAATATACGTTGATAGCAGAGAACAGAAACCTTTAGTCTTTAAAAGACCAACTGAGGTAAAAGGCTTGAAGTTCGGAGATTATGCTTTCAGTGATAAAGATGCAACTTGTAATTGTTACATAGAAAGAAAATCTATTTCTGATTTCATAGGCACCTTTAGCGGCGGCTACGAAAGATTCCTAAGAGAGGTCGACCGTTCGGTTGAAAACGAAGCGAACCTCATCGTTTTGGTTGAGGAGTCTCTAAGCAATTGTCTAAACTTCAATCACCTACCAAATGTTTATCAAAAAAACACCAGAGTAACCCCAGAATACATTTTCCATAATGTTAGGAATATAATTCAAAAATACCCCTCGGTGCAGTTTTTATTTGTCAAAGGTAGACAGGAAGCCTCAAGAGTTGCAGAAAGAATCTTTACTTGCGGATGTGCATATAAGACAATTGATCTGCAATTCGCTTATGATACGGAGAGATTATAATGTGGATTTGCCCCGACAAGTATAAACGCAAGGTGGTCAACGTAAACGAAGAGCTTTCCCATCTAAAAGGCACCCTTTTAGATAAAGAAGCTAAGATAACATTAGCTAGGTTTCTCAAGGCTAATATCGGGTTGACTACGGAGCTTATTTCTGGGATAAAACTCGCCCCATATCAAGAGATCGCCATCAAGGGGATGATGCAGGGGAATTTTTCGATGTTAGTTTGGGGTCGTGGGCTTTCTAAAACGTTCTCGGCCTCTGTATTTTGTTTCTTGCAATGTATTTTTGAGCCAGGCACAAAGGTTTTGATTGCCGGGCCTACTTTTAGAACAGCTAGAAACATTTTTAATACCATAGAGAAATTCAGTGAGTCAAAAGGGGCAGAGTTGCTTTTCCAGTGCTTCGGTGCGAAATCCAAAAGAGGCGATGAGTTCACTTGGGATATCAACGGCGGCTCAATTAAAGCGATCCCTTTAAATGGTGAGAAGATTAGAGGTTTTCGCGCTAATGTTCTTGTTCTGGACGAGTTTCTCCTTTTGCCTGAAGACATTATTAAGAATGTACTAATGCCGTTCTTGGTTGCTCCTCAAAACATTAAAGAAAGAATGCAGGTTAGGGAAATTGAAGATAAGCTTATAAAAGAAGGCAACATGGACGAGTCTGATAGGATGGTTTTCGAGAATAACTCGAAGATGGTGGCTCTTTCTTCGGCAAGTTATACATTCGAGAATCTTTATAGAACTTATCAGGAATGGACCGCAAGAGCCTCCGACGAGAACGAGTCAGAAGCTAGATACTACGTCTCTCAGATGGGGTATGAAGCTGCTCCGCCAGACATGATAGATAAAACCATTATCGAAGAGGCTCAAAATGGTGGCAGCTCTAATTCCTCATTCTTAAGAGAGTATTGCGCTCAATTTACTGACGGTAGTGATAGCTACTACAGCTTTAAGAAGATGGAGGAGTGTACCTTGAAAGACGAACGACCGCACACTCTCGTAAAAGGCACGGCAGGTAAGAAGTATATCCTAGCTATTGATCCTAACATGAATGAAAGTCCCTCTGCTGACTATTTTGCCATGTCTGTTATGGAATTGGACGAAGAAAACAAGCAGGGCATACTAGTTAATTGTTATGCTGGACTTGGAAGTTTAAGTAATCATGTGAAGTATTTCCATTACCTATTAACAAACTTTAACATAGTAATGATTATCTTGGATAATGCTGGTTCCGACACCTTTATTGACACTTACAATAATTCTGAGTTTATAAAGAAAGAAACAGATAAGATTAAGACGTTTGATTTTAATTCTATTGCCGAAGGAATGGATTACGAGCTTCAATTGCGTAATGCGCGCGCGAAGTATAATCAGGAAAGTAGATGTATAGCATTTCCTCAAGTATTTGAATCTGAGTTTATTAGAAGGGCTAACGAGAAGCTTCAGGGAGATATAGACTACAAGAGGGTCTGGTTTGGATCAAGTACTTGCGGAAATGAAGGATTTTTTAATGAGTCCTCGGCAATCAAAGTGCCGTTAGAGCTGCTTCTTCCGGAGTCTAAGAAGGATTGGAGCTTTATAGACATCCTAGAAGATCAGGATAATTTAATCTACCAGACCAAGAAACAGTGCGCTCTAGTTAAATTCACCACTACAGCGAGGGGTAATCAGGGTTTTGAGCTTCCACAGCATTTAAAAAGGTCAAGCTCTCCTAATAGGGCTAGAAAAGATAATTACACGACCCTCGTCCTGAGCAATTGGTTAGTTAGGTGCTATTTTGATATAATGAAATCTCCAGAAAAAACTGAAGAAGGTTTTAGTCCAACAATGATTTATTAGTGTAATAAAGAAAAGGTAAAAGGCTTTATGGCTGACAATTTCATCAGAATTAAACAGTTGGATAAACCAGAAGTGTCTGGTTTTATTTACAGTGCTCTTTCTGGGCGAGGCTTGGAAGTCATATCCGACCAGTTAAAATTTAGTGGTGATTTTTTACCAGCTACTAGCGGCGATAAGTCTCTAGGTTCACTTCCTCTTCCGTTCGATTACGTTTATACCACTGGTGGAGTTTATTTCAATAACGCCGTATTAAGCGTGGTAGATGGAGACTTAAGGTTAAACGACGTTTCCGTAACGGGGGATTTAGGCGTTGGTATTGTAGGTCCTAGTGGCGCTACTGGTGCTGTCGGCCCAACTGGAGCTTCTGGGAGAGCTATCATTAGCGCTATAGGTACTGGGGTAGGAGCAAATGGTGGTTTTACCGGAATATACTTCTCTCTATCTGGAGCAAACGACACGGCGTTTTCATATACTACCCCAATAAGTCTTCCTACTGGTCCGTCTGGAGCTTCAGGAACTAATGTTACAGGGACTCTTCTTTCTGGTTCTGGGCTTTATGGTGGAGATCGATTTTTAAGATTCTTATTTAGTGATGGAACGACTGGGTCATTAATTACTTTACCAACTGGAGCTACTGGGGTAGCTGGAGCCACCGGTCCGGTAGGAGGTTTTACTTACTCATTTCTTGACGCCACGGGATTTCTTACAGGGCACAACTCTCCTCCTAGAGCTTATATAGATCAATTACAGGCCAGTGGTTATAGCCCTGCTCTTAATCTCATAAGAGGTTTTACTTATGACTTTTCTTACGCTGGATTAAATACTACGACCGTAGAGGAGACGGAGACCAATTTAATTTTATCTACTGGTGGAGAAGCTGGATTTTTAAGGCTTTGCTTCTTTACTTCTGGAACTACAACCGGAAGATATATTTCAGGAATACAGGGCCAAATCATATCTCTAAGCCAGATATTTATTAATAGTGAGTATCAATTAGATGGCCTTCGTGGAGCGGTAAGATACGATACGACATCTAAATTAAAATATGGATTTGAGCTTGTAGATCTGGAAGACGAAGAAACTTTACTAAATCAACATTACGTTTTAGGAACGGTTAATTTCTTTGATACTTCCCCTGCTGGTCCGCAAGGCCCAACCGGCTCTACTGGACCTCAAGGTGTTGCGGGACCAAGTGGAGCTCAAGGAATACAAGGCGACGCTTCCCCTGTTATTACTGGAGTTGCCCTAGCTTCTGGCTCGGGAGTAAATGCTTATATATTTTTCGTTTCTGGACAAACAGGAACAAACGCTTTCCCTCTTCCTACTGGCGCTCCCGGACCAAGTGGCGCGATTGGTTTAACAGGTCCAGTAGGCCCGAGGGGAGATTCCTATAAAACATCTTTCTATTCTCAGACAGCAAGCGCAAAGAAAAACGATGTAGCAGTAACTGTCAATACAACATTTAGCCTTAATGACGAACTGCAATTCACTCATGATAACTTTAAAAATTTAGCTTACGGAGTAAATCAAAAACTACTATTTGTTGCAGAGAATACTGGAACTTATTGGAACGGAAGAGTGGTGGCTTACGATAACCTAGCTGGCCTTATAGAGGTTAACGTAGAAAGTCCATATGCTTGCAGCTCTCCATATTGTTTTATTTCCGGAGGTAATCCTATATTTAGCGGAATTTTTAACACCAACATTCTTATAGATGTTAATTTAGATATCGTTTCTGCGGTTGGACCTTCTGGAGCAACGGGAGTTTCGGGAGTTCATGTGACTGGGGCGAGTAACGTTGGCGGTACTGGAATGTACTTCTATTTATCTAATGGAAATACTACTAATACCATTTCTATTCCTACAGGCGGACCTTCTGGATTAATTGGCGCATCTGGGCCGTCTGGAAGAGCGATAGTACAAGCTTCAGGAACTGGAATTGGAATAAACGGTGGAACTTCTGGGGTAATATTCCTTCTCTCTGGGTCTGGAGATACATCGTATAGCCAGACAAGCGTCATTAGTTTGCCCGTTGGTCCTAGTGGCGCAACCGGACCTTATGTCTCTACTTTAATTCAGAACGGCAATCAGGTAAACTTCGTACTAAGTACTACTGCTCAAATAACTCCATCAATTACATTGCCAGCTGGACCGACAGGAGCGCAAGGGCAGACTGGGCCTAAGATAACGTCTGCCACTAGCGTTAATGGCTCTGGAGTATTTTTTACATTAACGGATAGCACCTATACTAATACCATCTCTATTCCAACTGGCGGGCCTATAGGCCCAATAGGACCTACGGGAAGGACGATTGTTCTTGCGTCTGGTTCCGGTATAGGAGCAAATGGCGGTTCTTCTAACGTGGTATTTTGGCTTTCTGGATCTGGCGACACAAGTCTTACGTCTTTGAGCCCACTGCAATTCCCAGTAGGTCCGAGTGGCGCAACTGGCATTCAAGGGCCATCTGGCGTAATTAAATTCAACATCCTTTCCATAGACCCAAGCGATTCCTCATATGGAATAAATCTTGAATCTGATGCTGTGAATTATATTGATTTTGACCACTATGATTCTTGGGACTGTAAGGTAACTGGCAATGCTGTTCAGGTAGAATTCTTACCTACAGGATTTGAAACAGGATTAGTTACTACTTTAAGAATAACAAATTCTGGAGTAAATCCAGGAGATGTAAGCGATAATCCAATCGTTTGGGGCACTGGTATTTATTGGCCTAATAATCAATCTCCATTCTTTCCAACAACAGCCGGAAGATCATTGTTCACTACATTCACGAGGTTCCCTAATAAAAACGGAAATCCAGTTTATATTGCTACTTATTCCACCAGTTACCATATATAATAGCTTATGAGCAAAGCCAAGACACCGAAGAAGACAAGTAAATTGCAGGAAACGATCCCTTTGATGGCTTCCGCCACGGCTTCTCCAACAACAAGAAGAAATAGAGCTGGTTCAATCGAAAGGACTGACCGTTATAAGAATATTGAAGATGGAATGATTCCATTTAAATACTCTACTTCGTATAGCGATAAGAGTTCTTTAGAGATCAGAGACGCAGTAATGCTTTGCCAGAAGGCTTATTATAATTTTTCAGTCTTCAGAAACGTAATCGATTTAATGACCGAGTTTTCAGTGAGCAACATCTACTACCGTGGTGGAAATGCAAAATCAAGAGAGTTTTTCGACGCCTTATTTAACAAAATAAACCTTTGGGACTTGCAGGATAAATTTTACAGAGAATACTATCGGTCTGGAAACGTTTTCATCTACAAGTTTGAATCTGAACTTTCTACT